CGTGATAAAATAATCCACCTAAATTATCCGTCCCAATTCTTGCTTGTACTGTTTCATTTGTTGGAGAAATACCAAGATTTATACTACCACTGCTACCTGCCGCACTGCCATTTGATACTTTAATGTTTGCTATGAAAGTATTTAAAGCGGTAAAGGTATTGGCTGAATTTAATTGAGCGTATCCACTTAAATCGTGGTTGCCGCCTAGAATATCCCATTGTGCGCCGTCCCATGCTACATTGTCCCCCGCTTTAATACCGTGGTCGGGGTCTGCCGTTTCAACGTTCCACACGTCGCCTACTTTCTGACCTGTAGTTGGTAAATCGGCATAAGTAGCAACGCTGCCTTTATATTGATATACCGCTGTTAATCCGAGTTGTTTCGCTGTTACTTTATGCGGATTATTGAAGTCAGCTTCATGTGTAGCAAGGTTATTCGCTACAGTATCTATCCTTTCAGTTAATGCCGTCGTAGTTCCGTCAATATCTGCTTTTGTAGCCAGCTTATACCACTCTGACCAACTACTAACAGTAGCCGTGTCACTGTTTTCTACAATTTGCCCGAAACGATTATAAATCGCTCCTGTCGTTTCGCTCACCCATAACTGTTTACATACACTGTCGTTATAGTCGTTATCAACGTTTAAAAAGCCCGGATTTGTTTCGGGCGCGTTAGGATTATTAGAAGCTTGTAAATACCAGCGGTGAATATCAACTAATGTGTTTACATCTGTCGCTTTTGTCAAGTTGTTGTAGTAGTTTAAAACGGTTAACTGCTCAATTTTTGTCAATGCGTCCTCTGCTTTTGTTAACGCATTTGTAGCATCATTAGCTGCATTGTTAGCGGCTTCTTGTGCAGCGTCAGCAGTATTTTGCGCAGCGTCGGCGGCTTTTTGCGCAGCGTCGGCTAAATCGTATGCTTTATCTGCTCTGTTTTGCGCTGCTGCTGCTGCTGTAGCTGCTGCTGTTCCAACACTTAAAGCATTGTTCGCAATTTTCAAAGCAGTATTAGCGGTTTGTTGCGCCGTTTGAGCTGCGGCAAGTGCATTGTTCGCCATTTCCATTGCAGCTAGTGCAATGTTATAAGCTTGCTGTGCAACTTGCAGGGCTTCATCTGCAACTTTTTCTGTAGCATATGCCACGTTGCCTATATCATTAATAGCGTCCTCTGTTTGTTGCTGAAAAGATAACCCGGGCAGTGCGCCCTCTACCGGCAGGTATTTGAATTTGTAGTATTCTCTGTTTAATATCTTGTTATTTATATCGTCTGATAGCCGCGCATTTCTTATACGCGTTGAGTTGACTATATTGTTAATATCCATTTTTTCACCCCTTTGTTAATCGCTTATAAATGGTAACCAGCACACCCACTGCGCCCCACTCACCGAATAGGTAGCACCTTTGGGTACTGGAAACGATATTGAACAGCTTCCCTGTCCGTATTTACCTCTGCCTGCGGTAATCATTACTGCTAAACCATTTACGTATCCGCTTATAGGAGTGTTTGAGGAGCTCATAGCAGTTATAATTCCGTCTGTTGCAACAGTGCCTCTTGACGAAACACTTGAATAACTGCCGAAATGTGTTGCCACAGGTTTGGGTATCTCTCCAATGGATACGTCTATTTTATCTTGTACTTGTTCAGGTGTGATACCGCCTATATATGGCAATAGCTCTTGCCAGTATGTTGTATCAACGCCCGGAGTTTTTTGCCCTGCCGCAGTATCTACGCCGTTAGCAAGAATGCACATATAAAGCTTGTTGTTGTGAGTTACTAGGCAGTTTGCAGAATACTGTAAAGTCGTCTTGTAAGTCATTAAACCGCCGCTTTGCTGCCAGTAGGCAAAAGCAGATAACATATAAAGAATACCGTTAAAGTCCGCCCGTGTGGGGGCTATGCCGCCTGCCTTAATTGGGACTTGCGTTATAGCAGGAAAGCCGTTCGTCTGTGACGCTAACCCTGTTGCTTCGTTATTCGTTGCCGGAATTATGTTTTTTGTTCCTTCATTAGCAAAAGGTCGTTCAAATAAATGCAATGGTTCTTGCACGACTGGAATAGCCATTTTAACACTTCCTTTTTTCTTTTTTTCTTTACTCTATAGATTGGGGGGGTACGGGTCAAAGACGCCATTATTGAATGGCTGCAATAAGCTGCCATTAAAACCAAACGTATTATCGGTATCAATCATAACTAGCGACCAGCCGACGCCTGCGCCTACGATTAAATTCGCGCCTATCCTAAATATGGCAAGCTGCACATCTGTTAAATACATTGCGAATACGAAGCGAACGTGCATGGGATAGTTGTTGTAAAATGTGCCGTCCTCTCTTTGTTTTTCATCTATAATGTTGAATACAACGCCGCCCAGCTCAGGAAAAAGCTTGTTCAACATATAGTTAAGCGTCGCAAGACTTGCGTCGGTGATGTTAGCTAACGCTTTATAGTAAAGCAGTGAGCGGTATTCATCATCTTTTAACGTGAATTTTTTCCCGTTAATAGGGTCTGTTATCGTTCTGCCAATAACAAGGATTTCGCCCCATGTATCAAGCCCGACGCCATTAGCCGTCGCTATATTAAATATGTTATCATAAAAAACTACCATATCTTTACTAGGGTCGATATTCGCGCGAAAATCATCTAAAATCTGATAAATAGTTGTGCTGCTACCGTATTGACTTTGGATATACGGTTGTAGTTCAACACGTATATTGTCGCACTCTCGAACATCTTCTTGCCCTCTAAAGTCCATGTTTAAGCCCCCTTAATCTAGTACGGTAATATTAATATCGCTTTCGCTCATTACTGGTATCTGATTAGCTGGAATATCGACGCTATCAGTCCATTCTGACCCGCTAGGGTATGATATCTCAATATTTTCGAGATTATCTACTCCAACGTCAACTATATCGGCGTAGAAGCGGCTTGCGTAAATCGTCTGTGCCATTTTCGCGCGTCCGTATTTATTTAATTCGCCGTTGAAGTTTTGAAGAACAACTTTTTTAATTTGTTCTTCGTGATTGGTCGGAAGCGTCGAAGTTTTCCTTATCTTTACAGACAGCGCGAATGTTGTTGTTGTCGGTATCTCAATGTAGTAAACGAATTCATTGCCTTTTTCATCTACATAAGCGATTTTTGTGTTTCCCGAAATTCCACAGCCGCCGTCAATTTTTTCGTGAATCGTTTTGGCTATACTCTCTATGTTCCCGCCATAGACGCTACAGTAAATGCTATGCGGGGGCAGTGTGACGCCGTAAAGCACTTTGTCCGTGTCACCGCGGTTTTCTAAAACCGATACGGCTACTACGTCGGAAAGGTTAGCTAGTGCGCCCTCAACCGCCGACGCTATGCCGTGGGCGTTCTGTGCTACGCTGGCACGTCTGCGCTGTTCAAATTCTGCCTGCGTTTCGCTGTTTCGTCCGGTGACGCCTGCGGCTAGATTTGTTATGCTGTCCCAGCCGGGAACAACGGTAACTATCTTCGTAAGCTGCCCTACGCCTATTTCAATCGCCCCACGCTGGCTACAGCGGAAAATAGCTGTAGCTGTTCCGTCCTCTCCTATGGTCGTTACTGTGACGTTCGTATATGTGTATCCCTTTTGGTCTTGGACTATAGCTCCATAGGGTATAACTGTGCCGTATGCGCCTTTGATGTTGCCCGTAACAAGGGTTGCTATGGCTATATGGCGTTCAATGAAGTAAATGCCTGCTAGTGCGTCCTGCCATATTCCAAGCGCGGTTTTGGGATTAAACATGTTCGCAAGATAAAGAATCTCGCTATCTTTCCTGTTAATTAATACAGCCTGTCCGTCAATGAGCTGCCCCGCTGGTGTTTCGGGGGCTGTGTCAAGCAATGGCTTATCGGGGTCTGTCGCAAACGCTTTTTGCCATTGAGTTACAAGGTTAGCCCGCCGTTCCGCTTGATACAAGCCCCGTATCCGGGTTAAATGTTATCATTATAAATCCCCCTTAATCATTTAATCTAAATGGATTGATATGAAAAGCAATCATAGATTGCCCCGCAGTCCCCTTGAATTTCCAGCCTAAATAAATTCGCAGATAAAACCATTTGCAATATTTTTTTGTGTAAAATATGCTCCATGTTTTATTTAAAAATATTCGATTATCGTTAACGACAGCGATATAGCATTTGTCGTTTTCAGCATAGTTATAGTCAACGTATGTTTTTACCTTATCGGCGAATACGTAACGTCCGCAAACTTCATAAGAAAAGCCATAAGCAGTGTTTCTATAAAGCCAAACGTTACGGCAAAAATAACGCTGAATTTTTTCCCATATAGTAAAATTCGGGTCTAATATCTCTACGTATCCCGGCTTCATGGCGTATTTATTTTTGAATTCAGGGGTGTATTTATAATGCTTGTCAAAGTCATATCTAAACAGCTTTGGAACGCCGCTGTTAATTGTATGCGGTATGTCGATACAATTATCGTAAGTCTGCCACCAGCGCAGAGGATATGGAAGTTCTCCGTGTTCGTTTGAGAATAATATTACAACTGGATTAGTTACATAGCATATCAATGTAAACATGATATCTAATATTAGATAAAAAATGTAAGTCATGTTTTCGCTCCTTAAAAGTCAATTTGAACGTTTTCGCTTTCCAGTACTGTCGCTTGCACTTCACCGCCCATGACACGCCCGCTTTCATCAAATGTTAAGTCAACTTCTGCGCCTGTTACTCCGTTTACATTCAGAACGGTTTCACGTATGCGAGTTCGCAGGATAGGGGCGGCAATCACCGGGGCTTTGCCCAGCTCGATTTCAAAATGTGGAATCCCGCGCGTTTGTGCTAAATAAGCGTCGTTTTTAAACAGCCTGACTGCGTTCGCCGCATTCTGTGCTATAGCATATGCGCCGGATACTAACGCTATTTGTCCGCTTGCGTCACTAAATATATCCCACTTGTCATTAAGGTATAGTGTATGCCCTATATCTCCGGGCGTAAAATACGGGTTCATTTCAATTCCATATTTACCTGTGACGTAAATAGGTTCTTGGATATTGGGCGGCTTTGGCGGTTTCGGCTTATCTTTAGCTTTCACTTCAATCTGATACGTATTATCAATATCTATTGAGCCTGTAAGTGGTTCAAACGTGTATATCTGCGTTATAGATTGTAAGTTAACTCCCACAACGCGCATTGTTTCGCCTTTGATATAGCTGCTTTCATCAGATTTAGACGTAACATAACCTTTAATAGTCGGATATGCTTCCCATTCTCTTTTAGTCGCTGCTGACGAAAAATCTGCTTCGTTTGGGCTTGCAGTAACAAACGCTTTTAATTCAACAACTTCTGCCATGTTTACACCCCCTAACTTTTTCTAAAATAACTGGTTTCTTGTGTTTTAGAGTTTTTTTGTGACTTCTTATTCATTCTTTCGTATATTTTAGGCAAGCATTCTTTGCATATATAATAAGTCTTATGATATGCGGGCATTTCAAAAGCCCACTCAATAGGCTTTATCTTACCGCATGAAGTACATTGATGTATCATTTTAGCAATTCCCCTTTTTTAGCGCAGCTTCAACCTCTTTGATATGTAACTGGTTTTCGTTTCGGATTTCTAAAACGGATAATTTAGTAATGCAATCTATACATATACCGAATTTGTTATTAAAGTAGTAGTAACCAGTAAGCAAAGGCTTATTGCAGCGGCAGCAAATTCTATCTATATCCATTTTATCACACCTTAACTTTTGATATTTAAATTAAATCAAGTGATATTAAGTAATCTACATTCGCATGAAAAACAGTATCTTCTAATATTGGCAAAAACCTATCATCTTGCACTGTTATTTCATATACCGTTTCCGCATACAAATTCACAGGAACGCCAACGGTAGAATTTACTTTTGCATAGTAAGTTTGTTCTTCTGTTTTAAAATCTGATATCTTAAAGGTTACAGGCAGGTCTATAACACCCGGCTGATAATCAAGGCATTTCAGATAAAAATTTATAGTTACTACAGCGGGTATGTCCCCCCCGAATTTGCAATCAATAATCTGCGGTTAAACATTAGCTTGTCAACTCCGTTTCAGTAAAGCTAAAATTTAATAAATTCTGCGGGTATAAATCGCCTACTTGTGCGCCGGGCTTTATTGCTACAATAAAAAACAAACAGCTATTTACAGAGGTTATTTTATTTGTAGAATTTATAGCAAGAGGATTGTTTGGCGATATCGCAGCGTATATATTACTTCCGTCTAAAGCCTGCAAGAGTGCTGTTTTATCTTGAAACAATACTGGTCTAACTTGGCTTTGCTGTGTTCCTATCGCGGATATAATAATCGTACTGGACTGATACCCCGCTGTTAATGTTCCGCTAGATATTTCAAAGCCTGCCTCTGTTCTTAAATATAACGGGAATCCGATTAAAGGGCAAAAATTCGCAACACCTACTGTTGAGGTTGGGTACGAGATGATATCTGTAAATGTATTTACAGTGCCTAAACTAAAAGGACTGCTTATGTCGACTTCTTCACCGTCCGCTGCTCCTATAGTGCCACCAGTGTACCAGTGTAAATGATTTGCCATTTTTTACACTTCCTTTCTATTCTATACTATGAATTAAATCTATAACATAGGCATAAATTTTTATTGAAGTATCTACCGTAGCCCCGTCACTTGCTGTTGCGTAAAAAGTAAAGGTTAATTCTTGATTGACATCCGAAACTGTTTTTAATACGGTTTCAAAATACCCCCCTGTTAAACCTATCGTTTGCGTAGTTGAGTTGTTGAATGAAGTTATACGGCATTTAGTAAATTTATCGGCATTAACTCCAACTAAAACCTGTCTATAACTTTCTCCCGCGTCTGCTCTGATATATACCTTAACGCTTTTGCTTGCTGCCGTGCTACCCGACGGGAAAAGCCCTGTAGCTGTGATAGGATTTATTGATGTAACTTCTGTACCGTCTTTTTGCCCTGTTGTCCCGTCTATATAGAATCTAATCATTTTCTAGCCCTCTTTCTACCTTTTTTATCGCACAATCAATAATGTTTTTTAAATCAATAAATATATTGGTGTTGCAGTCAGGCGCGCAAGACATTTCTGCTTCTATCGCTGTCATACATTCATTTAACAGCTTTTCTACGACTTTTTTGTCATAAGTTATACTTAACGCCGTTTTTCTAAATTCTTGGCAGTATATATCTAGCTTGCCTGTTAATTCTTTATCATTGTCGGGAACATCTAGTTTGATAGCCTTAATATAAGCGTTCCCGCTCAACATCAACAGTTCATCCTCGCATTTTATTATAATCATTTTTTATAAGCTCCTCTAAATCTTTTTTTATCTCGTTGCTGGGTCTTTCCCGCACTTCTTTTTTATTGATAGCAACAATCATTGCTTCTAGTGGTGATAAATTCAGTTCCATAAAAAACCTACCCCTCTGTTAATACTGTTTCAACATATTTCAGCAAAAATCTATTTAATACGGTTTGTCCGAATTCTGCACCTTCCGGAATATTTGAGCGCACATAAAATAATGTATTTGTATCGCCGATATTCGCAAATTCTAACTTTTGACCCCACGTGTTCCCGTCCTTAGATATCTGTAACCATTCAGGATTGCTACCAATAACAGAAAGCGAAACGTTATAAACATTGGTCGTTAAAGCAGCACGCAGCGCATAGGGAACAATAGTTCCAAGCTCGCCCTTTTCCCCTGTGTACTTCAAAATATCGCCTGTGGTGATTAGTGTTCCGTCTGTTCCGCCGGATGTAACACTGCCGTTATAAATGCTTAATTGCGCCATGAGTAAGCCCCCTTTTATTTTTTATTTAACTATGTTATAATTTTAGTGTAGCATAGTCATAGCCCTTATATTTTTCTATTCGACAAAACCTCTGCAAAATTAGCAATCGGCAACGGTTGCTTTTTTTGCGTCCGGCTGCTATAATGTAGACATTCACAGTCAGCGGTGATTGCTGGTAACTAAAAGGGTCACAGAAGCGCAAATGCAACGCACATTTGCGTTTTTCTGTTTTATATGATAGAATAAATCCGGTACATATCAGGTTTATCTCCCCAACGATAAAGCTGGTAGTAAAAAAGCCCTGCGGGGCTTTTTTATTTTTGTTTACATTATACCATATATGCGCTATAATAAATATGGTACAAAATTAATCCGCCTTTTTATCATGTGACGCAAAACAAGTTAAAAAGCAGCAGACAAAAGCAAAGTTAACGCTTTGCTTTTTCTGTTTTTATGCTATAATATTTATGTGGCGTCAGCTCTCCTGTTGAATTAAAATAAAAGAAGCAATCATAAAAGGTTGCTTCTTTTGCGCCTTGTTGCTATAATTAAATATGCAGAAGCTGCCCCTTCTCACAATTCTTTTTAAACAAAAAACACCCTGCTTTTTAGCAGGGTGTTTTTTTACTTCGTCACTTGTGCTAATCCTGCGCCGATAATTAAAAAGCAAACGCAGAAAAAGACGAAATTCATAATTAAGCCGTTTTCTTTTAGAACAGTAAAAAACTTATCCATGATATACCCCCCTCTCTTGAACGCTGTTTAGGTTACAGCGTTTTATTTTTGCTTGTATATGTAAATTGTCCTAAAAGTATTTTGAGGCGATTACAGGGCGAATATGGGCGTCATTCTTTTCCCGTTGACCCAAAACCGCCCTTGCGGACTTCGTTTGTATCGTCGCTGTCGCATACAGCATATTTAACAAAAATACCTTGCATAATCCGTTCGCCTTTTTTAAAACTCACGATTTCATTACTGTTATTTTGCAGGCAAATGCCTATATTGCCGTCGTTGTCGGGATTGGAAAAATAATCGGCGTCAATAATTCCTGTCCCATTCGCTAGTGTTACATGATGTTTAATGCCTATTGAGCTGCGAATATATAGCATTAACACTTCATCATCAGGCATATACGCTTTAACGTTTGTTGGAATAATAGCCGATATGCTGTGGGGATTTAAGCGCACATCACAGGGTAGCACGAAGTCATAACCTGCGCTTTTTGCTGTTTTCCTTTTCGGCAGCACTGTATCGGCAGGGGCATTTTTTACGGGGTAAAATTTGCGGGAAACTTTTTCTTCTTCTAAAATTCCGAATTTTACCGGGGCTTCAATCTGATTAGAATTTTCCATGTTATCACCTTTAAATATTTCATTTATTTTGTTTTGCAAAAGTTTGCTCGGATTATCTACGATGATTTTTTCACCATTCGTTAATCTAATAATAACTTTTATCACGTTATTTTTCAAGTTTCGCGTTTCGGTAACGTTAGTTATGCTTCTTATTTGATTAATGTTTTGAATTATTTTTAAAGCTCTGTTCTCTGCTTTTATCTGCTCTCGGTAGGATTGTTTAAATTGGTTATCAAAAAAAGATTTAAAATTATTGCCGCTAGATGTTTGGTCAATAACTTTTTGGATCGATATATAGTCTTTTGGTATTCGGCATTTCGTGATTATTTCCTCGGCTGCTTTTGCAGCTTCTATATCACTGCTATATTTACAACATTTTCCTCTCAATAAGCAACACCGCGGTTTAAGCTTGCTGTTTTGTTTAACTATTTCGCCCATGTAATACCCTTTTGTTTCGATTTCAATATAATAAAAACTCACAACTTCAACTCCTTTGATGTGTCACATAACTTTGTACGCTTTCAAGTTTTTCATCTGTTATACCTTCTATCTCTGATGATTAAATCCATATCTAGGCTATCCAGCAGCTTTATTAAATCGTTAATGTTGACAAAACCTCTTTTAAAACGGTCGTGCAATCCTGTTTCATTGATATTCATTTCTGCTGCAACTTCTTTTAAATACCTCTTGTCCCTGCGTACCAGCCTTTTGACCCATGCTTTAAACGCTACCGGGTCAGCTAATTTCTCGGCAGCGTTCCATTCTTTCAGTGTTGGTTTTTCAAACTTCACTTTATCACCTGCCTACTTTCTTTTTTAAATAGCAATCCATTTTTTGTTGTCGATTTTTTCTCCCCATTCTACCGCTTGATATCCAACCACGTAAGCGCACTTTTTAGCTATTTTCTTTGCCATTTTAATTTTTTCATAATACTGCCCCTTTATTTTTGTTTTTCCTTACCTCTTGCTTATATTGTAGCCCCCCTTCATCCTGTTGTCAAGTCTTTTTTTTGAAAAATCGCAAAATAAAAAAAGCAGGGCAAACGCCCTGCTTACTGGTATTAATGGGGTAGTTTTTTATAACATTCTATGCACAGAAGCCCTTTTTCCTGCTGCCTTTTCCCGCATTGAGTGCATAGCCCGGCAGCTTTGAGTTTTTCCCGCCGCTGCTTTGCATATTCAAGCCGCTGCGCCTTGTGTGCGTGATAGTAGGCATAATAATACTTTTCGCACTCTTTACAATGCAGCTTGCCTGCTACAGCTTTACGCTTATAACATCTTGGACAGTATCCTTCCGCTTTCAATTCCTCACGGTAGGCTTTCGCCTTTTCTGCTTTATTCATGTCAATTCACTTCACTTTGTTTTTTTCTTAATAATCTAAAAGGTTTGGAGTTACGCCGTTTATGCTTGCAGAGTAGGACATTATAATCTGAATATTCGTAGTAATTGCACCCTCTATTGCATCTCCTGCATATGAACTTACCCATTGCTTAAAATCAGAAGAACTATTATACCTGAATACTTGTACCTCCCAATATTCAGGTTCGGGTATACTTCCTTCTTCTACAGTAGCCCAACGCATATTATAAGTTTTACCGCCTGTTACACCAATATATCTAGGCAGATTAGGGTCAACAAACTCATTTACATAGGTATTTTCTGTTGCGATTTTTAAAACTTTCACACCTGGCGGGATAGTGATAGTAAAAGCTTTTACAGTGCTACCCTTCCACAATACAGTTTCCTTTGTTGGCAGCGGGGGTTCAGATGTCCCCCCCGGATATACTAGTAAACGTCTATTAAACATATTCGTACCACCTTTTTTTATTCGTCTATTAATTGAATATCTACTGTTTGCCCGTTCCTTCTGTCAAAGTAATCTATTACCGTAGTATCATTAAGCATTTCGAGGGAATAATAGGTAACACCACCATTATAAATAACGGTATTAAGCGTATACATAGAATCAGCCACATAGATTGTTATTTGACTTATAGAACTCCGGGTATCTCCTGTTAACGCTACTGTTAACGTGTTTGCCTCATATATCCCTGTCATTGTATCCATTATCGCGTCTATTCCAACTTTTTCTATTGTGTGCTGCATAAATTGAGCCGGGCTTATCCCGCCAAAATCATTTTTAAAAAATCCCGATTGATAAAAACCCATTTCGACGTCGTAGTTTTGCCCTATAGTTAATTTAAAATCATAGTTAACGAGGGGGGATAAAACAACATACTCTGTTTCATATTCGACGTCTGTGGGAATAATCCATTTCCCTGTAGCCGCATTATATCCTGCCGCCGTTATCGTATAAGATATTTCTGTTCCTGTCGGCACTCCATAGAAAACGGCTATTCCTTTATTATCAGTATTAGCTAAATTGCTTTCACCGTTGTAAGTCAGCTCCACTCTTGCTGACCGAACGTGATCGCCGTCGGGCGTGTCTACATGGATTTCAAGCACAGAATAAGTTTGCTGCTCTCCCCCCGAATCTATTAATAAACGCCTGTTGAACATAGTTATCCTCCTATCACGCTATGCTTGCCGTTATAGACAACTTTTCAATCTCTCTATTATATCCGCAATACAATACGTTGTATGGAAACATAAATAAACCAGAACTAACGGCAGCTCGAAGAATATCATCATTAAAATAAACTAATCCGTTCGCTGTATCTAAATACTTTCCGTTATTTACATTGGTTAGCCGTAATGTCCCGCGTGCGTTACTAGCAAGGTCAGCCCAATTAAAGTAATCAACTCTATATTGCTGTCCTGCTGCCACGGCAACAACTTGCCGAAATAGTCGGCTATATGTGGCATTCATTGTACTACGCGGATACCAGTATAACCCTAATCGCGTCACATTTTCGGGAATGGTAAATGTCGGCATATATTCCACTTTATTTTGAGCGTTATATTGATTTCGTGACGGAACAAAACAAGCGGTAGGAACATCAACGGGAATAGGAATATCCCCCCCTGATGTGGCTTGAAGCAATCTTCTATTAAACATTTTATCACTTCCTTAAAATTCAGAATAAATCATATAGCAAATACCAATGATAGCCCACGTTATCGCACCCATAAATATCGCTTCCATATCAACGCCTACTTTTCTTTTGTCGCAGCGTTTTTCTCGCCATAACTGCCCATTCGTGACTTGACCAAACTAGACAGGTTGGGCAAATATTTACGTCAAGCCGCCCGTAAGTAAAGCTTTTGCAGGCGTCCGCTGAATATTCTTCATTGCATAGATTGCACTTAATTTTCCCGTTTTCCATTTCAAAACCTCTCTTAGTTTGTATGCTAAATTTGCTGGTATAAATGCGGTAAAATACGGTATTTTATCGCTAAATTATTTATGTAGTTTAAATGTCAAAAACAGCGTTTTTGCTATCTCTTTTTTTGAGATATCAAATTTACCCATTTTTGATGTTTTGCTTTATTTAGGTGTGCCAGTATTACTATTGCCGCTTTCAACATTTCCGTGAACGTGGTCGGCAAAGCTAATACCTTTGATTGTCGCATTGTCGATAACATCAAGCCGCTGCTGCACGGTTGTGTTACCTGTAACGGTCAGATTGCCATTTATGGTAGTGTTACTGTTAATGGTCGTCTGACTGGTGTTAACTGTGACGTGCTGCGGGGCTGTGACGATAACATTGCCGTCAGGTAGAATCTGAATGTAGCAGGTCGGCTGCTGGTTTAAAAATCCACCAATAAAAAAGCCGTCTGAAATATCAAAGTTTCGGAAGCTTCCGGGCTGGACTGGTTCAGCCGTCCCGTTAACAACGTTGGATACGTCCCGCTGACAGAATACCGCAAGTCCAATATCACCCGGTACAGGGTCGCAAACTAATGCCGCTGCGCCGCCCTGTATTCTGCAATAGGGTAAATTATAAAGCGGGGCTGGATTTATGGCGTTGTTTTTGGCATCTAGGGCAACTATTAAGGGCAGTACATCAACGCTCCCTGTGGGGCTTATTCCGTCGCTGTAAACAGCTTGGACTTTGCACGGCAACGCCGTATTTACCCTGCCATTCAAAAAGTTTTCGATAAAATACGCCATTTCGTTACCCTGACTATTTCCCGTAAAAGGTGAACGAGTGCTTTCAACCGTTGGCGAAACTATTTGAGATTTTTTCAAAGTATCCATATCAGTTCTCCTGTACGTAAACGGCTTTGACTACGCTGTCCCACGCTCCCGCTGCCTGTGAATTAAAACATTCTAGATTATGCGTCAAGCTTGTAACTTTCCATACGCCTGTAGCTCGCGGAACAACGCTTTCCAGCTTTACTAAACCGCCTAGTGTTATAGTAGGGTCAAATTCGCATTTAAACTCTATGCCGTCCTGCGTGAAAGACGGGTAGCCAATTAAACCAGTTTCTACCTTTATCAACACAGCATTACCGCTGCGCGCTCCGTTTTTCGGAGTTATCACTACTTTACTATCGTCAATATACAAGTCAATGCCTAGTTGCTTTGCTAGCTTGTGCATTTTTTCGATTGGACTGCCCGTAAAGGTTGTGTTTCTAACGCTTGCCGAAACGCCCTCATTGATAAAAGTATATCCCGCTTCTGTCGCAAATTGCTCGAACAGTTTCGCGGCGTCGGTAGTGCCTTGTACAGCGATTGGCGGCGTTGCCAACAGCGCAGGATAAATACCCGCCGCTGCTTTGATATCAAAAGATATCTCCGGCGCACCGCTAAAGTTAGCGGCTGCCAGTGTAAA